TCATCATGCAGGATAGGAACATCCTTCCCCGTTCCCGGATCATCCTGTCATAGTTGCGGATCTTCGCCCTCCGCATGGTCTTGGCTCTCTCAAGGAGGGCCGCAATCGCCTTGTACGCGATCACATTCCTTCCCGGTGCCTTGGCCTGATCCAGATCGAAAGTGCCCGCCACCGTATAAAACAGGTCTTTGTATATTTCCAGGAAGTTGGTTAAATCAGCCGGGAACTGTGGGGGGTCTACCCACCTCAATCCCTGGCCGGTGAATGAGGTCGTGGGGTTGAGGATCTTGGGGTAATTGGTGATATGACTGTTCGACACCCCGGAATCCTTGGGGTTAACGAACATGAGCCTTGCGGCCTTGTCCTTGAACAGCGTCACCTGGGAGATGGTCTTGTGAATCTCCTGCTGGAGTGATTCGAGCTGCTCTATGTCGCAAATCCCGTGATTTCCCCCAGTGTCCTTGATTGAGGGTGTCCAGGAATATGGGAACTTATCGAACAGATACGTCTTCGCAGCCTCCTCGATGGGCAACGTTGGATTGATTGACGGGTTCGGCTTGTCCTCTAAAACGATTTTCCCCGCGTTACAGGTCAGTATCCTGCGGATTTCTCCGGGGTACTTGGGCTTTGTGGTGCGCCGAACGCCTACCTGCTCACCGGCCTCGTTGTAGACGGGCTCGTCCGTGGAAATCTTGGTCCGGTCCTTCACCCAACACTCGACAACCAGGAGTTCTTCCGTCTCTCCCTTGCCCGTGGAGTGGTTGCCCAGAAGGGTCTTGATCGCGCCGCCGATGGTGGCGAGAGTGGACTTCTCTTCGCTGCTCCCCGCCATGATCTCCCTGCGGTCATCCCCGAGGTCTTTCAGGTACTCGTTGTCGGATTTCAGGTCTTTGGCGAACTTGGGCCAGCGTCTCTTGGCCTCCCTGAGCGTCATGGAATGAAATTCAAGGATTGCCTCTGCCTTCCTGAACGGTGCCTTGACCGGAACCCATCCGAGATGATACGGGTCGATAGTGGTTGTCTCGATCTCCCCCATGCCGTACTCCAGCGTGGGATTGAACATGACCTTTTCAAACACTTCCCCGTAGGTTTCCCCCGTCCGCATGGACATCTCAAGAACGTCCTGCTGCTCCTGGTCCTGCCACCAGTATTCCGGGGTGCGGGTCAGCGTCTCGAACATCTTCGCTTTTTCCTCGGGAACCATACCCAGGGGCGCGACGTTGAACGTGGGGTTGTTGTCCGTTCCCTCGTTCACGGTCCTCTCGCGGTGCGTGTAGATGAGGTTTGCGGTGTTGAGCGGGACTTTATCGCTCTTTTGTTTCCAGGGCTTGTTCCTGCCCAACTCATAGCTGCGCTTCCACATCTGCGGCCTGCCAGTGGCTTCACGGTCCTCCATAATTTCCGCTACGAGCTTGAAGACCTCCAGTCCTACTTTTTCATTGCCTTCCTGTGGGATGAGTTCTCTCGGGGTTTTATCAGCCATTGTCTTTGTCCTTATGTCTATTTCTTATGTGGCTCACCAGTCCGATCTTTGAGCCGCAAACCTTGCCGCAGTGGGGGCATGTGAGGTCGCTGGACTGCATATCTATCATCAGCGGTTCAGCCCCCTTGGTCACTTCCGAATTGCCGGGGAATCCGTCCAGGTGAAGCATGTCATCCTCAGCATCCGGTATTTCAATCCATCCATCCATCGTGAGCAGCCTGTGCGGATCGTTGAACGGCCTTCTGAGGCACTGCGGGCATATGATGTCTTCCTGCCCAACCGATGGATGGAACGTGGGAGGGCATTCCCGGTCTATGAACCTCGGCTTGAACATCGCCCCGGTGAGCGGCACGCTCAGGTCTGCGGGGTCGAACATCGCAAGCGGGGTACGGCAGATTTCACAGAGAAGCAGTTTCATAATCCTCTTTCCTCCAGGTATTTGGTCAGGAGTTTGATGATCTCCATCTTGATATCCACGCTCTCAAAGAACGACGCACCGATCTGATGCCTCATGTGGTGGCACCTCGCGCAGAGCGGTATGGTCTGACTGTCCGGGGCCTTGATGCCTTTCCCGCCCTGCTTCAACGGCTCATGATGCGGAACCGTCTCGGGATTGCCGCACACAATGCAGGGCTTGGAGCGGATGAATGAGAGGTAGGGGTCGGAGCGGTACATTTATTCCACCGTCCCTATCCGTTTCCCCTTGGGGTCGGGTTCCTGCTGCGCCTCGTAATACGGATCTCCGTCCATCGTGTCAGCCGTGACGATATGATCCACCTGGGGAATCTCGATAACCGGCTTGTCCTGCTGCTTACGGGAAAGGGCATAGCCGATGAATAACCCAATGAGCAGGGATAGGATGATTGATGATACAGGATTGGAGATGATTAGAGCGTCCATCATAGAATTTGTATCTCCTTCTGTGTCAGTCCTAGCTTGGGAATGTCCGCAGGCTGCGGGGCTTTCCCCATAAGGATCTTCCTGGCCTCCAGCACAATCTTTTCCGCGCCCATTCTCTTGGCTGCCTCGGTAAGCGCCATCCACCAGTATTCAGAGCAAAACAGCCGGTCAGCGTTCGGCGTGACCTTGCGCCAGAGTTGCTTAACTAGTCCGGGATAGTCATAACCCACCCCAACATGCTCTAGTGCCCACTGGCCCATAGGCTTCCGCAAATAGGCGTAGTCGGCCTTGAGGGGTAGCAGCCACGCCTTGCCGTCGTGCTTCTTGAGCCGTGCGCTCAGAGGGTTGAGAACTGTACCACGTTCCAATGCTTCCAGAATATAGACGCGCTCTGTGTCGTACTCCTTGAACCGGATGGCGATAGAGGTATGATTCGCCTCAGAATTTGTCCTCCATCGTATCAGCCAGCCGAGAATGGATCTGCTCTGCCACTGAATAGCGTCTCCCGTCTGAATCGCGTCCCTGTGTTTTTCATAGAGCTTCATACCATCGTCTCCACAACTTCGCCCCGGTCCAGGAACCTGTCCTCTTCGTCCCACAGGTCCACGCCGAGGTCTGATAACGCCTGCTCACTCGCAAGCCGCGCCTCTGTCTCGAAACCGTCCCCCTCTTCCTTGTCCCGCATCAGCTCGTCAATTCTGCGCTCCCACTGGCTCTTACGGGGCTTGAGTTCTTCCAGGGAGATGGGGCGTGCCATGCATACGTGACATGCGGAATCATAGATATGATCCTCGCCACTGGTATCCACGTCCTCGATATCAAGCTCGCTCATCACCATGTTTGGAATTGTCCTGATGAACTGCTCACAGGTGTTATAAACAACGAGCATCGGCATGGTTCTAGGGTTGCCCTTCTCGTCTACCTCGTACCTCAATCGCTCCCGAAACTGCCTTATCTTGGTTTTTCTTGTGGGATCGCCGGGAATCAGGTGCAGATCATATTTCTTATCCGCGAATACCTCTGCCGTAGACGGTCCCTGCCCCCCCGTAAGATAGCTTGGCTTTTTACTAAAACAATCGGGTCCAGCCAGTCGGGTTATCTGTCTCCCCTTGATTCCAAGGGCCTCCTCCCGCGCAATGATGCCCTCTGCAATCCTGCTGTCGGTGAGCCTTAACCCCTCATTGGCATTGCCATTCCAGCCGTACCACTCAGAGAATCCATACAGCCTGTTATCGGCGTCCACCCACCACCACATGATGCTGAACGGAGCGCCATAGCCCCAATCAAACGTCATATAAATGGGAGCATGCTCTGGAACGGGTATGGGTTCAATGATATGAGCAATCTTTGAAAACTCAGGGAATGCCTGTCCTACGAATATATCCCAATCCCCGTATCTGAATGCCTTGCGGAGATTTTCCGGCAAAGTGTTGAGCATTGCCCAGTAGGACGGATCAAGGTGAGGGTTATCGTCCGCGAGAGACGGAACATAGGCGAACTGCGAGCGATAATCGTTCGGTTCTATCCACTCCACAGGGAACAGTTTATCCATCCACAACTGTTTCACCCACCCATGCCCGATACTTCCAGGGTTCGTGCCAGCCACAAACTGACACTCCACATCCGGCAATCCGGGCCACCTGAGACGGGTGCGGAGAAAGGTGAATATGTCGTATTCATTCTTGGTAAGTTCATCGACGAGGATAAAGGCAAACTCGGCTGATGCGTACTTGCTCGGATCGTCGAGGTTCCTGAAACAGAGAATGCCGCCGCCCCATTTCTCGTGCAGAATGAAACAGCGACCATACTCCTTATGGTCCTGATGCATGGTCCCGATCCATGAAGGGATCTCTCTTGATATCTTCTGAAGTTGCCTGTCCTTGAGTGAGGGATAATCCTCGCAGGCCAGCATCCCGGTCACATTCCGCAGTCCAAACAGCTTATAGATGACCATGAGCCGCCGTATGGCATACCAGCGGAGAAAGTAACTCTTCCCACCGCCAAGAGCGCCGCCGTAAAGCAGGAACTTTATCGACCCGGAATCAAGGTGCCTCACTGCCTCCATCTGACGAGGCGAGAATTTGGCAATATCCTTGTCAAAATCAGGAATCTTTTCGGCTGATTGTAATATTGATGGCTGCTGGTTCATCTTTTCCTGTTGAGATGACGTGCTTTTGGTCTATCAGCCCCTCGAACCGCTCATAGACAAGTTTTGCCGCCCTGGTATCGCCCTGCTTCGCCCTTTCGATCATCCTCTTATCCACCTCGGAAAGCATGGGCTTGTACCGCTGCCTTCTGCGTTCAAGGGCCTGAGACTCAATCTCTGTGATTTCCTCGCCGGTGAAGTGGCGATACATGGCGTCCTGACCGATACCTAGGACCTGTTTTGCCAACTCAGTGCGATTCAACCACTTGTTTTCAGGATTCTCCAGGTATTCTAATAGTTTAAGGGTATGTTTCTCTTTTGCAGTCATGGCTATGCGCTGATATCCTACTGACCCTGGCCGCTCTTTGGCTCAAACTCAATGACGGCCTGATCCTTCGCCAAGAGGGTGAGGTATGCGATACTCATGTCGTCTGTGTTGAACACATCGAGGTAAATCCTGAGAGCGCCGTCCGTCATGGTCTGCGCCTTGACCACCTGGGCTTTTATCTTGGGTTCGTCTGCCATCACAGCCACTTGAACGAGAAGAAATACGCGATTGCCGCCAGAATGCCCTTCCGTGCCTCCTGCGCCGCCTGCTTAGCTACCTCGTCCGCGATGGACAACAGCTCGGTCCTGCTGGCCTGGGCGAACTGCTGAATCATTTCCTCTGTGGCCCTCACACCGAACACGTTGCGGAGATATTCTTCCCGGTCCTCCCTGGACATGCGGGTTGCGGCTTTGTATGCGGATCTCTCTTCCGGTGTGGCGAGTGACTGATAAAACAATCTGACTAGGTTCATCTCTATCCTCCGAGGATAACTTTGATGAGCGGGAGTGCCGACTCGATGGGGACGGCCTGGAACAAAACATAGACACCGATTGCGGTAACGGCTGACCATTTGATGATCGTGAGAACGAGATTTTCTTTCTTTCGAGCGAGACACCTGACATGCCGCTTGGTTTCCTCTGTGTTGTCGTACAGCACTGACAACTGACCCTTGAGGGATAGATCGCTGAACTGGCTCTTGTTTATGGTTGTTTCGCCCATTCGCCCGTCTCCATCATGCGTGATAGTTCTTCTCCCCTGACTCCCACCTGACGATACCAGACCGAATCCCTCATCTCGTTCGCCGCATCCATCCAGTCGCAGGAATCGAGAGCCGATCTCATACGCCGGAATTGTGTGTATCCCTGAATGCCGAGATTGAATATCATCGAGATAACCACGGCTCTCCTCGCATCGTTGAGGGTATGCCAGGAGGGGGTTAACTGTTCGGCCGCGATACCGGCATGGAGAATATCCTGATCCAGAATCCAATCTGCCATATGCTCGGTGATGGCGTTGGTTGAGGCGAGATAATGATCCAGGTATTTATCGAGGAGGTGTAGCGGGGATGCTTCCAGATTGTGACCGTATCCGATGGTTCTTTTACCGGCAGGGCATTTGTAGGGCGAGAGCCTTAGTCCTTCGTGCCGCTTAATCATGTTTGATAGTTTCCCTGTCAACATATCCCGTCCCGGAATGAAAAATCGTAGATGTCGTACTGGTCTTCTACCTTCTCTTGTTGTCTATTTTTATAAATCATCTAGTAGATTTCTTCTCCGGGAATGATATTGTCGGCCTCATCCTCAGCCGTATCCGCTCTATTGCTCGTTTTTTGATCTGAGAGATACGCTGAGGGGAATAGCCCATGAGCCGCGCTACTGCTTTTTGCTTGCGCCCATCCACAAAAATATAATTGATGACTCGCCGCTCTATGTCGGGCAGACCATCGACCACATCGAGAACCCTGGCAACAAGCCGGTCTCTGTCGATCCTATCAATCAGATCATTTTCCAGTTCCGCGGTCACGGGATCGGGCTCATCCTCGCCAATTTCCGAGAGCATTACCTCATCATATCGCCGCCTCTTGCAGTTGACGGCGCTCCACTCGTCCCTGATTGCCGATTTCATCGCGCCGATTATCCAGGGTTGAGCGAATGTGACGAATTGTGTGCCTCGGCAGGACTCAAATCTTTCACTCGCCCGTAATAATCCCTCCATCCCATATGACACCAGATCACCTAAATCCATATCGAGGGGCCGATGGATGGTGGATGCCAGCCTGTAGAGCCATCTGATAGTATCTTGGTTGATGAGCACCATAATTTATGGGAATAATATATATTACTTTATTGCATAATGCAAGCATTAAATCATGACAATTCCGGCCAATCTTTCATCTCATGCATTTTGTATACTGTCGGTTTTCCTTACTCCCATTCATCGGCTTCCTTCCTTGTTCTCCGCCTGTTTTGCCTCATTTCCCTTATTCCCTGTCGGATTTCTTAACACTCGTACAATGGCTTGTTTCCTAGATATTGCCTTTTTGGGTGTCGGGATTCTTTACGATTCCATTGTTTTCAGCCCTCTTTTCTGTGGTCCTTCTCCTTGCCGGTTCTCCCGCAGCTCTGTGTATTAATTTTCTTTCGGCTACTGGTGCTGGTTTGCGGACAATCTTATCATTATTATGCTTATTTGGCACATGGTGTGCATATATAGGGGCAGACGATGAAGGAGGATACAATCATGGTTAAACTGAAGAGACACTGGAAGTTGGAGAGGGACAAGAAAATGTCCCATCTCGGCCCTTGCCCGGGCGGGTGGTTTTTCGCCCACGCAGTTCACAACGATCTGCCGGCGGACAGGGAGCGGACGTCCGTCCATGATCTGGCATGGATGCTGGATCACGGGCGGGTTTGGGTGGCCAACGCGGAAAGGGAGATCCAGGAGTGGACAGAGATCCGCTCAGTCGGGGATCTCCCTACGTTTAAGTGGGCGGGCCATGACGACTACAACGCATGTACGACTACGTTTGGTGTGTACCCGTACATGCCGGAATTCTACTGGCTCCCATCATCGGATGAGAGCCGGAAGGCTTTGAGAAAAGATGCTCAGCGGCAATATGTTGCTGAGTATCTGGAATTTAGGGAATGGGATAAAAAACGCCAAAAGTTTCATGAAATAAGT